TCTCCTCGCGGAGCTCTTCCGCAATACGAACCGCCTCTAGGCGGTTCCGCTCTTCGTTGCGGTACCTTTCTGTCAGCTTGTTAATCCGAGTTTTGACGCCCTTGCTGTAGTCCTGAAGCTCAGAATCTTTCGCGGCATCAGTCGGTCCCGAGTCGTCGGTAGAAGGCTGCAAGTCCTCTTCCTGAGTAACGCCTTCGGGCGCGTCAATCTCGACCTCTTGGCCGACCTCTTGGTTTTCTGTGTCCATTTTAGGCTCCTCAGATATGCTTGATGTCGTCAGGGTCCAGAATCGTCGCAATGACTTCGTCGTCATTGATAAGACGAACCTCGCCACCGTCGATCTTGAACCGGGACCCGGAGTATCGACCGATGCAGACCCAATCTCCGGCCTTGCACCACGGTTCCCCTACCCCGAACTTATCTGGGTCTTCGTAAGCCAAGGGCCCGACTTTCAAGACGTAAGCAACCACCGTCGCCAATGCCTCACGGTCACGGACTTCGTCCGGGATGTGAAGACCTGCCGCGGTCTTCGTTTTGCCTTGATATGGCATGACCAAAACACGCCAGCCAGTAGGCTCAGGCATGCGGTCTAGGAGGGGCTTATCGAGGAGCGCGGGGTCTAACACCCGCTGGTCTTCTGAAACGTAGGCTTTTTCGAGTCCCGCGGGCGCTTTATTTTTTGCCCGGTCTTCGGCCTCGATTTTCTCAGCGACATGCTCAGGTAGTATCAAACTCGCCATCGTCGGTATGGTTCTCCAGCAGGGACTTGATCTCGTTCCGAATGAAGGAGAGTCCCCGAACCTCCCCCACCAGTGATTGGTATTGCTCCCAATCTTTTGCCGAGCCTGAGGACAACAAACTACTAATGTCTTGCTCGCGCTCTGCGATCAACTTGTACATATGTCGCGCAAAACTTACAACATCCATCAGAAGGTCTCCCGGAAATCGTCCTGCGCGAGCGACGTAATTGGGCCTCCTTTGACCCAGTCGTCGCAGACATGATCCGACGCGCAGACAAACTTGTATATCTGGCAGTAACCCAGATCGCCGGAGTCGTCTTCGAGACAGTCGAGAATTTCAGTTGTTTGATTGTACGCGCCGCAGTTTCCGCAAAGCTCGGCCGAGCTTTCGGGAGGGTCGCGATAGTCCGCGTCCTCGACAGCGCCTTGCTTGTTCTTTGCGTTCACGTCCGAGTCCTGTGTCGGGACGGGGCATGAGGACCCTGTCTCGTACTCGTCAACAGGGATTTCTTTGGTCCCCGTTAACGTGATCGTGATGCTGACCATTACTGCGTCCTCCGCATATTCGCCATGGCGACTCGTTGCTGAACATCGATTCGCTCTCTGTTCACAGCGTTTCGATCCCCTGCAATCTCCTCTTGGAGCTCAAGACGAGCGGCCTCTCCTGCGGCCTTTTGCTGGAGTTTTTCTCGGTCCAATTCAATCCTCTGCATGTCCGCCATGGCGTCCTGCGCCAGCTTCTGAGCGTTCAGTTGAAGCTCCTGATTCCGTATTTGAACCAGAGGATCGGCGTTAGGATCGGGTGGTGGAGGAACCATCTGAGACATTACCTGCTCAAGCAGTTGCGCCTCAACAGTGGAGATGTACCCCTCAAGTTCTGTGGGGTCCGACATCTGTTGCTGAAGCATCATCAACTGTTGCTGCGCGGCAGGGCCGGGGAGCGCCCCCTGCATCGCCACCTGCTGAAGGTCTTGCATGATTCGCTGGGCCTCTCGCATCACTTGCTCGCGAGCAAGTAGCGCTACGTGCTGTTGAGTGTGCGCATAGAACAGAGCCGTCACCTGCGGGTTGGTCTGAACCAGCGGGGATTTAGCAGCGAGGATATGTGTTCGAATATGGGCCTCGTGGTTCTGATCCGGGAAAGCCTGTGCGGGCATCACAAGAACCATCTTGCCGTTCTCCATCGCGGCACTCTCGGGCTGCGGTTGTGGGGGTGGTGGCAGGACCTCGTCGATGTTCTGAACCTCGAGCGCCTGATACATCCGACGGTACGCCGCGTGCAGGTTGTGCATCTGCGGGTTGGACTGAGCCAGCTGTAGCTGCGTCTGAGCAAGAGACACACGTTGCGCCATCGAGAAGATGTTCGGGTCGCTGACAGGGATAATGTCGATGCGTCCGTCAAAATCGGACTGGACCACTCCGGGGACCCCACCCTCAACCTGATACGGGTAGTTCACTGGAGCGTTCTCCGCGATCACCCGAGCGAGGATTTTGAACTCGTTTTTCTGCGCATAGTGCAGGCGCTTATGAATCGCCGACATCACTTTCATGCCGCGCTCAAGCAGAGCCACCGTCGTGCCGACGGGGGCCTCTTGGTTCATGTTGCCCGCCTGCATGTCAGCGACGTTGACGAAGCGGCGACCCGCCTCGACCAAGGCGCCCAGCAGTTGAGCCAGCGTTGCCGAAGGTTCTTTGTACGGCAGTGGGATGATTGCGTCACGGATGTTGCCCCCGGGAGCGTCCATGTCCCGGAACTCTCCGGGCTGCAGGGGTTCATCGCTATCACGGACACGGATGCCTTTGGCCTTGAAACCCGCCGGGAGGTTGGCAAGTGTGCCTGCGTCGATCAGCTGACGTAAAATCGATGTGGCTGCGCTGCCGATACCACCAACCATGTGAGTCAGCCCGAACCCGTAGAACCCAAGACCCGGAAGAAACTTGTAATGGGTGAAGTATGGCTTGGCTTTCCGCAGTGGGTCCGCCTCTTCATAGTTGCGACGGATCGAAAGGACAGAGTTTGAGTCTTTGTCAATTGTGGCGATATACGGAAGCTTAATCCCCGTGGGGTTGCCTTCCGCGTCTTTGTCCTCGAAGCCCTCAATGTCGAGATCGGCGTGGATTTCGTACACTTCCCGGATATCGTCTCGGTAGGACTTCGACAGACCTTCGATGCTGTTTACGGCCTTGTCGACAGGGTCGCTGTCGTCATCTGCCGCGAAGGGCAGGTCAATGTCTCGGTAGAACCCAGACACCTGCTGTTTGCGCAGGTCATTGTCAGTGATTTTGAGGACATGAGTTATACGTGGGCTCGAGAACAGGTCCGTCGCCGAGTACGGCACAACGACATCCTGCGCCGGAATGAAACGAGACACCTGACGCCCCATAGTCCCGTCGAAATAAGTCTTTTTAAACGTGGACCCAGACAGCGGGAGATAGAAAAGCATCTGGTCCATTTCAGGATCGTACTCTTCCATCACCTCGGTGATCTGGTAGTTCATGAAGTCCTTGACGCGCTTGGATTGCTCTTCAACCTGCTGGTTCACCGCGCCCATGACCCGAGTCTTAACCGGGCCTCCGGACGGCAGGAGCTCTTTGTAAGCCTGCGCTTGGAATTGAGTGACGCTCTCAGAGATCACGGGGTGCGTGACAGACGAGGCGCCCTCGAAAGGCGTCGACCGCTCTTCCTGTTTGATGCCCAAAAGACCCAGCCCCTTAACGTAGGTCTCTTCCCACTCAGAGCGGGATGCGATGTCGTCCTCGACTGAGGCGCACAGTTCGCTGGCTATCTCCGAAAGAGTCTCATCGGGCAAGAACTCGGACAGGTTGGCGTCGAACGGGATAAGCTGCTCTACGTTCATCCCGCTTGCGATCTCTGCGATCGCTTGGATTAGCGCCGAGCCATCCGCTTGAGGAATGACTTCGGCCCCGCCGATAAAATCCATCGGAGCCTCGACGGGAACTTCGAAGCCCTGTTCTTCCGGCACGAGGGCTGGATCGACCATGGCTCCCATTGGGCGTGGCGGCAACATCAGTAGTACTCCCGTTTGCGAGGCGTGGCCTCTTCTGGAATCTCTTCATCATGTATAGCAACAAAGCCGCCCTGACGGAAGCGCATCAGTGCTAGGGTCATTGAGTCGACAAAGTCGTCGTGTTCGCCGACCGGGAAAGAAGCCACCTCTTCGATCACCTCGTCGGAAAACTTTTTACTTAGCGGCGCCCATACCATGCCAGCCTCGAACAGAGGAGACACGGTGTGCATGCGTGTTGTCTTGTCGACACCCCCGCCACCGGCTCTGCGGCCGGGTGAAAAGCCTAGAGCAGGGATGCCGCGGGTGCGCATCTCATCGATCAAGGGCCGGCCAGAAGCTTTCGCCTCGACAATAACCATATCCGGGTCCCAATACTCGCACTCATCCCACGCGACCTCCTTGAGCTCCGGAAAGCTCCAGCGCCCGCGCTTTGCATCCAACAAGATAATGTTGTCACGACCGCCCTCCTCAGGCTCAAAGACGCCCCACGTCGTGATGGCCGAATAGTCCGCCGATTCTTTCTTTGAGAATGCCGTGTCGTACGCCTGAAGGATGTACTTTAGATTCGGTATCTTTTCCTTCTGCCAATCGCGCCACCACTCGCGTTTGACGATGGCCTGCTCGGTGCTCGTTGGCTGTTGTTGCCACTGTGCCGACCACTTGCCCACAGGCAAAGAGGCTTTGATCGACAGCAGAGCGATCTTCTCCCAGAACTCAGGCCACAGGGGCTCTCCACTCGGCAAGAGCGCCGGGAACTCCACAACCTCCCACTGGTCCGCCATCGGGTCTGAAGATTGCGCTTCCAGCAAACGACCCGTGAGGTCCTTCTTCCCCCACCGGGTCATGACGAGAATAATCGCGCCGCCGGGCTGAAGACGCTGCCGGGGGCCAGATGTGTACCACTCGTAAGCGTGATCAAATGCGGTCTCAGACAATGCGTCCTGTTCCGAGTGCGGGTCATCGATGATAAACAAATCCGCGCCTCGACCGGTCACAGCTGCGCCCACACCAGCAGCAAAGTATTCCGCGCCTGCTGTGGTGCCCCACTTGCCTGCGCCTTTGTTGTCTTCCTCCAGCTGCGTCCCCGAGAAGACGTCCTGATACTGTGGGTCCTCGATAAGGTTTCGGACCTTTCGGCCGAAGCGGACAGCCAACTCGGTGTTGTGCGTGGCTTGAATGATCTTCAGCTTTGGGTTTCGGCCCAGAAACCACGCCGGCATCAAATACGACGCAAACTCCGACTTCGAATGACGAGGCGGCATGTTGATAATCAGGCGCTTGAGTTCTCCGCGTGCCACCCGCTCCAGCTTTTCAGCGATGATCCGGTGATGCGCGCCCTCGATAAAACCATCGTAGACGTGATGCGCAAACGCCATGAAGCTGTTATGCACCCGCTCTTGCCGCTCCTGCCGAGCGTTAAGCTCTGTCAGCTGCAGTATCTCCCGGAGAACCTCATCCGGGATGGCGTTTAGGTTGGCGTTCATCAAAGCTCCTTGATGAAGTTCCCGCCCATGTGGCGATACCCCGTTCGACTAAGAGCCTTGCCCGTTTTCTTCGTCAGCACACCCGACGCCAAACCAACAGCCGTATGCGCCGCACCCCGGTCCTTGGACCAGCGCTCAAACATTCGAAGCAAACGAAACGCGGTCATCGATCCTCGGCGCTCTGGTTTGACGTACCAGACCAGATTGTAGGAAAACAGAATGGGCGCCCAATCGTAATAGGCCAGTTGACCCATGATCATACCCACTGGCTCGTCGCCGTCCATGGCGATGGCGCCGTAACCGTGCTCAGAAAGAATTACGCTGTCGTAGCACTTTTGCGCAGCGTACTCGATATCCACTGGGTACTTCTTCGGCAGCGCTTCTTCGTGCATCGCGAGCCCGAGCACCATAACGTCCGCAATGTTTTCAACAGTCAGTTCTTTGTATTCGGCCGTCATGCCAGCGGTTTAACCCCAAGTCGTTGTATTGCACTTGTTCCTGACCCAGAATTACCACGCATGGGGCTTGTGGGCAAGGACGTGCCAACGAATCGTTGGGGCTCGTAGCTGTTCAGGAGGTAGCTCGAGAGGTTCGATAGGCCCGCTGCGCGGCCACTGCTCTCCGGCCCCTCAAGAGCAAGACGGGCGTAATACTCTTCGTACATCTCTTGGCTGATTTCACCGGACTCAAGCGCGGCGCGCAACCGAGCAACGCGCTCCGGATCGGGGCCCTCGCGACTCGGTCCTTCGTCTGTTGTGCCGAAAAGTGCGCCTAATCCCATGTCAATACGATCCGCGAGAGAGACGGGCTCTTCGCCCTCAGGCGTCGGGGAAAACGCATCTCTCAACATCCCGGCACGAGATTGAATGGTACTCATGATACCTCCGTCTGTCGAAGAGGTGCCGTCGGGCGAGATAAATCTATGTGTGCCGATACGGGTAACATCTCCGCCCTGACGTTCCCGTTCGCTACCCCACCACGAAGGCTCTCGGCCTCCGGGCATGCCGGCGGGACTGTAGTAATGAATCGCTCCGCCCGTGGGGTCTGGAACTTCTCCAGACAAAACTTGGTTGAGAATGGTCGAGGCCCTGCGATACCCCGGATCACTGGGACGGGCCGTGTCGGGAATCCTGTTACCCCCGTCTGAGGGGGTGTTCCACGTGCTAAACTGAGCAAACCTTCCGCCGCGGCCTTGCGTGGCTACGTCCGCAAGGTTGTTCGGAAACCGGTCGGACTTGGCGCGATTCAACATCGTCCATATTACCGCCGCTACGCCCTCAGGACTTTCGGCTCCGGCCTCGCCAAGTATGGTACGAATGACATCGTCGCGGCCCTGAGGAGTTAGGTCTGAAAAATCCATCTGATGTCTCCAAGAGATTTTCACGCATCCTAGCAGTTGGCGATCATTTCCTCAATCGTCCTGCGCTGGTTGCCTTCGTTGAAGTTAGATTGTGCAATAGACGTCGTTGCTGTCGTTACATCCGCCGTGGGGGTGATGATCAGCAGTTGCTTGTCGAGCGCCACAAACCCATAATAATCCACTTTAGCCGTCTTCTGAGGTGTCCAAAACCGATATCGGCCGGAACGACGAGAGGTGTCCTTGGGTTCTGACGCTGTCTTCACATCTATTGTCACGAACCTAGAATCGTTGATCTTGCACCACAGGTCTGCTCCGTCACGGCTAACATGATGTACCTCGACGGCGAACGTCTCCAGAATGTAGCTTGCCAAGAACTCGCCCGCCCTGCCTGTGTCATGTGCAGCGGCCATACCATACCCCGGTTATTATAACTTATCGCGCGGCCTGACGAAGTGCGCGTAGGATCATCGTTTCTTGGTCAGACAAACAAGTGCCCGTGGGAATGCCGTTGAACATAGACACCAATGCGGGAGGGGCTGCTCCCGTCCTCTCCGCGCGGGCAAGCGTGGCTAAGTCCTGCTCGGTCAACGTCGGAGGAGTTTCGTACGGCGCCGGCGCGAGGTTGTAATCTCCGGTAAGCGGCTCATTGTCCCGCGTGGGAAGAACGCCCGAGGAGCGCGGGGCGTCACCCCCGTCTCGGCGGCGAAGCTCTTGCGCATACCTCATGTCAAGGTCCTCTTGCGTGGGAAGAGCACGAGATCGGACGCGCGCCCCGCAGGCACCGTGCCTCGCTCCCCCCCCCCCCCCCCCCCCTCCCACCCACCCCCCCCCCCCCCCCCCCCCCCCCCCCCCCCCCCCC